GAAAAAAGGAAATAACATGGCTTATGAAAGTGGTTGGACACCGATTGTCGAGTTGCAAACTGGTCAACAAGTGTCAGATAAGTTAGACACTACGTTTGGAAACATTGATACGGGGTTAGCTGGATTAACGTCAGACCTTGCATCAATAGATACGAAGCTGGTACTACATGGGGTTGTAAATCCAAATACAAATATACTATCATTAAATATTGATACGACTAAATATGAAGTTGTACCATTAACTTACTATATTCAAGGTGTTAAATATACATTTTCAGCATCAGTTATAAGTGCAGCGTTTGTAGCTAGTGGTGACTTTAAAGTTATAGGTTTAGATGCTTCAGGTATTGTTACTAGAACAAATACATTTTTTACACCAACAGAATTAAAAACAATAGTAGAAATAGGTAGAATTGCTACAGATAACGGCACTACTATTACTTCAATAGGTGACTCAGCTTTCTTTACTAATGAATTTATGCAAAATGTTTATATTAGATTTAAAGCTTTTGAAGGAACTGCATTTGCAGATGGTGCTGGTTTAGTATCAGAGTATTTAACAGACCAGTTATCAGTACAAGGCGGATTAATCTCTGACCCCAACCTTAACATAGAGTCAATAATATCTGTAGATGGTATTGATGCATTTCCAGTTTATAATATTGGTGGAGTTAGTGGAATTAGAACTGCTCAGTCACCATTAGTAGTTACTAATACTCAGTATGATGATGGTACATCACTTGCTAATATACCTAACAATAAATATGTTGCCCATACGTTGTTCAGAAGTTCGGGTACTGGTAAATATTATTTGGAGTACGGTAGAATAATATACGACTCATTGGTTCAGGCACAACTTGGTGCTATTGAAAACAACTACTTTTCTGACGCTGGTTCAGAGGTTGAACCTTTAGCTAGAATTATAGTTATGGAAGGTACGGGTATTGAGAGTATTTTAGATGTTAGAGGTAAAAAGAGTTCTGACTCTTCTGATAATGTTTCTGTGTTGGGATGGAAAGATAATATTGCACCATTTAGTACGGCTCAAGGTAATGGTACAACAGAACCAGTTTGGGAAGATATTGGTAACGGCAACTATGCTATGAACTTCACAACTGGTGATGAGTTATTTGTACAATTTCATGTTGACCATGACTACGCACTTGGTACTAAAGCGTATCCTCATGTGCATTTTATATGTCAACAAGCACAAACTGCTGGTACAACAGTAACTTGGGAGTTTGCATATAGAATAGCAAAAGGGCATTCACAAGGCGATAGTTTAATCACTGCACCTAGAACAACTATTTTATTAACATATACTTATGATGGTACAGAAGTTGCTGGTGAACATATCGTTGTTGAGTGTTCAGATTTAGATGCGTTTGATTTAATTGAACCTGATACAGTTATCATGGCTGGTGTAACACTTTTAAGTGAAACAGCTTCAGGTAAGATTTATGGGTTAATGGCTGATTTACATTATCAGTCTGATAGAGAAACAACACCGTTTAAGTCACCTAACTTCTTAACTGGTGTATAAGGATTAAAAAATGAGCATGATTAATACACCATATACAGATATGTATTTTAACAATACGACTGCTCCTACAGCATCAACCACTACAGATACTAGTGGCTTTGGTGGTGGAGCAATGTTAATACCAGCACTTACAAGTATGCTTGGTGTAATGGGTAATGTCTCTGCTATGAAAGCTCGTACAGATGCTATGATAAGCAATATGGAAAGTAGTGCTACATCATTGAAGTTTTCTCAATACGCTAAGAAGCAACAGTTAGAAGACTTAAACAGAGTTGTTGGAGATAAGTTATCTGCTAGTGGTTTAGAAGCACTTAAAGCTGAAGGTAGATTAAAAGCTGCCGCTGCCGAAACTGGTTCATATGGTACAAGTGTTAATGATGCTATTGCGACAGCAGATGTAAATAGATTGCATAGAGACGCTGCAATATTAAGAGAAGCTGACATTGCTAAAGCCAACAAGCTGAGTGAGTTAGTTTCTGAAAGATTAAGTTTCAATAATCAACTTGACAGTATGGTCAGTGGACAACCATCTACAACGGGTGCGTTTTTATCGGCATTAAACACTTCTGTTGGTGGATTACAAACTGGATTAAACTTTTTAAACACATCACAAAAAGAAAAGTTTTTTGGTATAAATACAACGGGAGAAACAAATGGCTAAAACATTATCACAAGCTGGTGGTCAAACTGATGGTGGAGTATTACCAGTATCAACATCTATATCATCTGCTCAACAAGTACGTCCAGCTGAGTATAGAGCTGCTGGTGATACGTTATCTAAAGACTTGCTTGGTATTCTTGGTAAGTCTTCTGAGATAGTACAACAATCTAATACGTTATCGGTTAAAGCAGCTGAAAGAGTTGCTAGTGATAGTTTAACAGAAATGTCAAAAGAGATATTGGCTATTGAAGCACAAAGAACTGATGCTACTGACCCGAGGGAAGAAGCTAGAGCTATAGAAGTTATTTATCAACAATACGGTAGAAAGACTTTTGATAATGAAGATGCACAACTTGCTTTCGATAATAGTTATCATCGTACTGGTGCATTAACTGTAGCACAGAAATCAGCGGCTTTAAATAGGGACGCTTTAAAAAAAGATGCTGAGTTCGTATTTAATAAAACAAATACGAATTTAGAAACCCAATTGAACGCTGGTATCTTATTCACTAATGATATGTTAAAACAAAATCAAGATGCTATGACTAATAACAATTTCTATTCAGCAGAGGATGCACAGTTTGCAATGGCGGATAGGTCAACAACTTCTTTTCAAAGCAAGGTGTTCGCTAATCCAAAACAAGTTCTTGATAGTGTTGGGTTTGATGCTAATGTTGGATATACAACAGAAGTGGCTACATCACTATTCAATCGTGAGTTTGGTGCATATGGTGAACTTATTGACGGTACAATAGTATGGAAAAAAGATATTGGTAATAAAGCACAAGAAGAAATACTTAGAGCGTGGAGTACCTTCGACTCAGGTATGAAAGATGATAAAGGTGAAATCATTGACCCTTATAAAAGAATTGGAAAGGTGGTTAGTGACAGCACTAGCAATGCGTCTTCTAATTACGTACCAAGTGTGATACTGAAAAAAGAGTTACAAAGTGCTAATAATGATGTGATTGCTATTAACAATACTAAGCCTAGTACGGGTAATCAACTTGACAATATGGTTATTAAGCTTGAAGAGTTAGAGAATGAAATAACAAAAACTCAAATGATTGAAATTGATTTAGGTGTTGGTGCTGATTTAGACTCAAATCAAGCCGTTGGTTATTTATACGATGGTAAAGTTGCTAAAACTTATGACTCTAGACTTAAGAAATTTAGGGAAGAGAAGATACCAGCTATAAAATATCAAACAGCTGCTAAGAGTTTTATTGAAACAAGTTCTAAAGAAGCACTGTCTATGAAGTTGACTGACTCTAATAATGTACAAGCTTTTCAACAAAATGTTACAAAAGTTTTAGAGTTAGAGGGTGTTACAAACATGACCTCAACACTTACTAAAAAGTATGGTGATTATTTTGAACCAGCTAAAGTTTCAGGAATACAAAGTATAAATGAAACACAACAATTAATTGCATATAATGATGTTATTATGGGCTGGGATAAAAATAATGTTGTCCTTGAAGCTAATAATGAAAAGTTAAAAGATATACTAAATAACACTGAGTTGACAGATATGCAAAAAAAGTTCCAAATCAATATTGCTGTTAAATCATTTAGGAGTAATGCCACATCTGAGATGCAAAATGGATATGTTAGAAATTTAATTAGAACTAAAGTTAACGAGCAACGTGAGGGTAACGGTATTCTTACCAATGAAGCGGACATCAACGTTGCAACAGAACATTCTATTATGAAAGCTATTTATTATCAAAATAAACAAGATAATGCTGAAGCATATGTAGACGAAATTATGTCATCAAGAACTTACGACGCTGGTTCGCTTATGTTAGGTGATAAAGATACTAGAGTAGTTATGCCTTCAAATGGTACTTCTAAAAGAATGAGTAACGCAATACGAGCTGTTATTAGGAACACTACTAAAACAACTTTTAAAGAACATGATTTTTCTGATATAATATTAAAGAATGATTTTAAAAATGGTGATTATACAGTTACTATTTTTTCTAAAAAACTTAATAAAGATATTGGTACAATACATAAAGATAATATTTATGGACTCGCATATAAAGGGGAAGAATAATGGCAGACTTTGAAGTATCGGATTTGGCTCTACCACAAGAGGCATTGCCAAATCCCAATAGTTATCAGAAAGCTGAAACAGAAAACAAGCAAATGCTTAGAGATAAAAGCATTGCTGAAACATCTCCTTACATACAACATGACACTTGGTTTAAAAATGTAGCTGCTAACTCAGTAGCTGCTGAGGCTGGTAAATGGCTTGGTGAAAAAGTATATACTGACTTTAAAGATAACCCTGAATTTGGAATGGACGATGAGGGTGCAATGTTTGTTATGAACCAGCACCAACTTCCTATGGAATACTACGCTGATATACGTAGTGCTAAATCTGATGAAGAGTTATCATTTAGAGTTAACATGGCTAAACAAGATTTAGAATTTAAAACTAAAGTTGAGAACCAGTTAACATACGACGGTGCATTTAGTCAAGCTTCTACTTCGGCGTTTGTAGGACAAGCATTGGATGATGTCACAATAGGTGCAATGTCAGGTGGGATAGGGTCTTTAGCTACTAGATTATTGGGTACATCAAGAGGTACTGCAATGGCTATAATGGCTGATGTGTCTTTAGAGACTGGGTTAGCGGCTGGTAGATATATGACTAAAGATAACCATGATGTTAACGATGTGTTCATGGGCTTAACATTAGGTCTAATTCCAAGTAGTATTATTGCATATAAAACATCAGGGGTATTTGGTAAGCTTAGAAACAAAGCCGATGATATGAACTCTCTTGGTGCTAAAGTAGCAGATGATGTGCATGGTAAACCAGTTGAAAAACCTAAAGATAATATAGATTTAAACTCACCTTTACATTCACAAACACATATTAAAAGCATTAAAATAGCTATTGAGAAAATAACTAAAATGGATAAATCAGGTACTATATCAAAAGTTTTAACTGATATGAGAATTAAACAACAAAAGTTAGCCAATGCTACCACTGACGTTGAGAAAAGAGCTTATCAAGCAGAGTTAGATGCTATTGAAAAAAGTCCTGAGATACAAGCAGTTAAAGAGACTGCATTAATGTTGGACGATACTAACTTCGTTAAAGAAATGGCTGTAAATATTAAAGATACTGTTAAGCAACTAGACCCTGAAGCTTCTAAAGCTATTATTGATACAGCTAAAAAAGAGTTAGGCGATGAAGTATTTGACGCTTTTACAGAAACTATCAAAACTGGTGACGTACCTAAAAATATGAGTAAAGGAGCAAAAACTGTATTTAGTAAAAAGAAGTTAGCAGCTCTTGCAATATTAACACCAGCTATAGCTGAAGCTAGTGATGATGATATTAAAGATGAGATTTATACTGGTGCTATTATGTTAGCACTTGGTGCTGCTGGTTATAACTTTATTAGAAGTTCGGGTGGGCTAAGAGCATCTGCGGAAAGATTACATAAAACATTTTCACATAAAAGTAAACAAGCTGCTTTTGAAGCATCCCCTGAAGCTAGTAAAATTAGACAAGCCGCTGTTAAATTATCGAATGTTATGGATACAGAGTTAACTAATACTAAGTCGTTATTTTTAGATAATAAAGAGGCGTCTGATTTAATTGACAAGCTTATTGGTAAAGGTGAAACTATAGATATGGACATTAGGCAGCAGTACGAGAGTGCTATGGCTGAAGTTAATAGAACTATGAGAGATACTTATACTGCATGGAGCAAGTCTAATCCTGATGGTACTCTTGATGAGTTTAATAAGTTAGCTTCTGAGTACATTGATAATATGGATAATGTTCCGTTTGTTGACCCAAACATAGCTAGAATGGTAGATACTTATCATGCGGTTATGGAAAGAATGTATAATTCAGCTAGGGCTTCAGGTGCAAAAGGTTTTGAAAAGTTTAAATATACAAAAGATATGTTACCAAGACTTTGGAAAACTGACCAAATGCGACATTTGCTTCAATCTTTAGGTGAAGGTTCTGATGACTACAATCGTGTTGTAGATAATCTTAGAAACGCTTTTGTACAAAGCGTTAGAGACTTTAGAGCTAAGATGGCAGAAGATGGTAAAGAAGCGTTTAAAGGTAAAACTGACGAGCAAGTAGCTAATCTATATACTGATAAATTTATTGCACTATGGACTAATAATAAGTTTAGTAATTTTACAAAACAAGGTGCTAACACTAATGTTAAAGATATTAAAAAGTTTTTAATTGACAATAAAATAATTAAAGCTGATGAAGTTGATTTGATGGATGAATTGATAGAGTCTCTTGTACCAGCTAGTGAAATGTCAGCTAGAGCAAAAAGAAGAGTTGTGTTTAATCCTAAGTATCTTGAAGATATGACTGTTACTCTTGACAATGAGGTTTTACATATTAATAAAACAAGTTTTGTTGAAAGAGATTTAATGCAAATCGTAGATACCACATCTAAAGAATTAGCTATAACATCCGCATATGCTAAAAAAGGTTTTAAAACTAGAAGTATGTTGGATGATGAGATAGTTAAAGTAGCTGGTAATGAGCAAGAATTTAATATCTTATCAGACTATAAAAGATTATTAGAAGGACGACCAACACTAAGTAACTCACCTTTTGTTGAAAGTTTTATAACGTTGTCAAGAGCAGCTGTTAGTGTCGCTAAGTTGTCTTTGGTTGGGTTTTCAACTTTACCTGAGTTCATGAACGTTTTAGCAAGAGGTGGTTTAGTTACTGGATTAAGTGCATTAACTAAATCAATGTTAAAAGCGTATAAACCTGATGGTGAAGTTATGCAGATACGTAACGTTACTGGTCTAGCGTCATTTAATGATAGACTATATCGTAAAGGTTATATTGGTTATGATGAACTTAATGATAAACTTAATCCAAATAAAGCATTAACTAAATTCGCTAAGACTGCTGAAGACTGGGCTTATACAATAAATAGGCTAGGTTGGATTACTGATGTTGTTCAATTAGCTGGTATTGAAGCTAACATGAAGCAGCTTAGAAAGTTTGCTAAAACTGGGAATGGTTTACCTACAAGCAGATTAGAAGAGTATGGTATAACTAAACGTTGGATGAACGAGTTTGGTGAGCTACTTAAATCAGGCGATGAAATAAACATGAATGGTTGGACTAACGCTAAGAAGAATAGATTTGGTATCGTTCTAAAAAGCCTTAACCAATCTATATCTCCTGAAACAATGTTGCATACAAAAGGTTTGTGGACAAGTACCAATACGTTTGGTAGAGCAACATCGTCATTACTAAACTACTCAGCTACAGTATTTAATGAACAAGGTTTACCATTATTAAGACATACAGATAGACATTCTGTTATGAATAACATCAACGCATTCTCAGGAGCGTTCATTGGTCTAAACTTAAAGTATGCGTTAGAGGGTAAAGAGGTTGACCAAGAGGATATTTTAACATATGCACTTACTGGTACACCTTTGTTTGGTGCGTTAGGGATGGGTAAAGGTGTTTTAAATCCAGCAACATTATCAACAACAGCCGATGTATTTAATATGTTAGCACCTGATGCAATAGACGTAAAATAACACAAGGACACACATGAGCAGTAAAAAGGAAAAGTTAGAACAATTAGATAGTTTAGTTCTTGACAAGATGCTAGAGATAATGAAGAGTACGGATGAAGATAAGATGCGTACACTTAGCGACTTGACTGTCCCTATGAATTATCTAAGAAACAATCAGGTGTTGGCTGATAAACCTAAGTCAACAATTGAAACAGATGTTAAGAAAAGACTTGAAGAAGCTAAGAAAAGAAGAAAAGAGAACAAGCCTCAATGAGTGCTGTACCATTAGGGTTAATGTCCCCAAAACAACAAGTAGATTATTTCTGCTCTCAACCTTGGGGTAACATATACGAAGATGATAAGTATTTTGAAGACCACCAACTAGAAGACCACTTTATAATTTTCTATACGTACACTTTTGCATACTTAGGATTACCACGTCCAACTAAAGCACAGTATGAGATGGCGTTGTTTGTATCGGATAGTAGTAACCCACATAGAATGTTAATGGCTGAGAGGGGTCTATCTAAATCGCTTACTTCACAGATTTATGTTGTATGGCGATTACTTAATGACCCTGATGAACATATCCTTGTAATGTCAGCTGGTAAATCAAGAGCTGGTAACTACTCGCAGTTTGTTCAAAAACTTATTAAGATTTTACCAATAACTAAACATATGGCTCCTAGGCATAATATAGAGAGAACATCAGGAGAGTCTTTTGATGTTGCTGGTGCTACTCCATCTGACTCTCCATCTGTGTATGCAGTTGGTGCTAATACACAAATTGCTGGGTTTAGAGCCTCGCTAATAGTATATGATGATATTGAAACAGCACAGTCTGTTGAGTCGGCTGTTAAGTCTGAAGCCATTGACACGTATGCAATGGAAGCACAGAACTTACTAATGAGTGGTAAAGATGAGTCAATAACACTTTGTACACCGCATAGTATGTCTTCTATTTATATTAAGTGGATAGATGAGAAAGGGGTTAAACCCTTCATAATTCCAGCACTTTACCCTGAGAGCGAGAGTCCATACTTTGGTGGACTTGCACCTTATATGGTTGAAAGAATGAAAGCTAATCCTAGTTTGGTTGGTCAAGCGGTTGATGAAAGACTTGACTACGATTTCTTAATGTCTAAAAAGATGAGAATTGGTAAGTCTAAATTTAAGTTGCAGTACCAGTTAGATGTATCTGACTCAGACGACTTGCGTTATCCTCTTAAGTTATCTGACTTTATTGTTGATAATGTTGATGATGAGATTGCACCATTAAAACTAACATACTCGTCAATGCCTGAAAACATTTTATATCAAAAGCATAATGGTTTCGCTAAAGATAGATTATATAAACCTATGTACCGTTCAAGTGAAACAGCGTCATACGACTATAAAGTTCTATCAGTTGACCCATCAGGTAAAGGTCTTGATGAGGTAGGTCTTTCAACGGTGTATCACTTGAACTCTAAGTTGTTTATTAAAAAGATTTTAGGATTAAGTGGTGGGTTTGAAGATGAAGTGTTAGAAGCTATTGCTAATCTATGTGCTATCCATAAGATAACAACACTTTTAATAGAAGAGAACTGGGGTGGTGGTTCGTATGCTAAGATGTTAGAACCCCACTTACGAAGACTTAGCCCACTTACTGAAGTGGTCGAGATAAATGTTAAGGGTCAAAAAGAAGTTAGGATAATAGAAGCTTTAGAACCATTGCTTAATCAACACAGACTTGTTATTGATAAAGAAGTGTTTGACCATGATTTAGGTGCAAGTAAAAGAGATTATAGTTTTACCTATCAACTTAGCCATATAACTAGAGAGCGTGACTCACTAAGACATGATGATAGACTTGACTCATTAGCCAATGCGATTATTCATATGTTGGAATTTATGTCTGACGATGCAGATAGAGGGTTGGAGTATCATTATGAGAAGGAAGCTAAAGCTACTTTAGAATTTACTCTTCAGCACTTTAGCGGTAAAAGTAGGGGTAAAAAACATTCAAACTTTGGTAGAAGGTTTTAACCTTCTACGTTTGGTCTAACTATTTTTGTCCCTTTTTCTTCGTCTAATAAAAAACGAATATCATCTTTATCTAATCCGGTTTTAGAGGCTAAGTAACCTTCTAATCCCATCATAGCAATTAATATTTGACTGTCATCTGTTGTATAAATATCAAAAGTTGCAGCACCTTTATCATCAAACTCTACCATTATGTAAGCTTTTTCTTTACTCATTCCCTACTCCTTCTAATATAACTTCTAGTTCTATAATAGCAACCTTGTATTTAAATATCTCACTAATTAAATCATCACTATCATTCATCTGTCTTGATAGTTCTAATATCTCTAGATGTTGTCTTAATAACTTTAATGCTTTCATTTATTGACCTTTTTGTATAACCATTTATAATATTTCTCATAACCTCTAATCTTTACAGCTTCTTTTTCAGCGTTATCTTTGTTGCCTATTCTCATTCTGTATTTCATGGCAGTTATCTTAGCCCATATCATCATTTCTTCAAGAGAGTACATTTGCTCTAATCTCTCAATAGACTCAACACCATCTACCATTTGATAGTGTGTAGAGTCAGGATTTAATAGAGGGTGTTTGTCCTCAGCGTCAAGCATAAACTCTTGCTTAAATTTTGGTTCATCTTTCTTACCCATTGTTTCTTCCAACCTCATCACTTATGTGCGATAGCTCTTTGATACCGTCTCTAAACTGTACATCTTGAAACTTATCAGGGTAACGTACTGACAACTTAATCATGTTGTCATCCATTGCTGTTTCAAAATCATAATCAATACTGTCACATAGTATTGCAAGATACCATAAGCAGTCACCAATTTCCTCTTTAAGATTTTGTACATCTAAAGGTCTTCCATAATACTTATGCTTCTTAAGAGCATCCAACAGCTCACCAGCTTCAGTGCTTAGCCCAATGATAGAGTGTTCTAAGTCTAACTCTTCAGGTGTAGATAATGTTCTTCTACAACCTCTAACATACATTTCAAAGTCCATTTTTCTTACCTTCATCATCAATTAGTTTAGTAACAACAGTTCTCATACTTCTTCTTTGCTTATCTGCAATCTGCTTTAACTTATCATGTGTCTCTTGCGTAACACTGATGTGTTTTTCAACAATCTTTTTACTCATCGTCTATCTCCAATTCAACATATTCTTCATCTATCCTAACCCAACCATTTTCCTCATTGATGTAGTTGTCATCATCAGCAAAATAATCTTTAGTCACCTCTAACATAGTTCCACTTACTGGTTGTCTATACCATTTGTAAAATCTAACTTTTTTCATTTTCCTTCTCCTTTATTTTATGGTATTTTTCTTTAGCTTCAATATAACCTAAAGTTTTCAAATCCATATTACAACCTTAAAAACATTCAATAACGTCCCAAAGAGAGTCAGCAACAATCGCACTTCCACCACTTTGTTTAATCATGTTTAAATGCACCTTTTGAAGTTCTGTAACGTTACTCTTTTTACCTTTACGTTTAACTTCAATCGCACAAAACTTTCCATCTTTACAAAATAAGATGTCAGGGACACCACTCTTGTTGGCTCTAACCACTTTTACAACGTAGTAATTCTGCTTTTCAAGATAGTCTTGTATCTCTTTTTGTATCTGCTGTTCCGTTTTATCATTTAATTTTGACATAATCTTCCTTAATCTTCCTTAAACATATTTAGATATGTAACAACGGTATTTCTATTCAAACCTAAAACATTAGCAATGTCGGCTTGTGTCATACCACCTTCTCTTAAAATTAATATAGCTTCAATCTTCATATCCTCGATGGTTCTGCGTTTTATTTCAGAGTCCTCTTTAATATAGACATTGCGTGATATTTTAATAAACTCAATAGAGTTAAGATGCACGTAATGATATACTGCACCGTATGTGTATCCATATTTATCACAATAATCTTTAATCGATATGTAACCTTTTGGTACAGTCATGTTATCGTGTATGGGTTTTGTACCGTGTTTGATTAAAGCACTTCTAACTGAGCTTCCCGACACACCTCTTTCAGCACCTATTGCACGGTAAGTCATACCGCTTTCTCTTTTCTTTTCCCAATCTGCAATAGTTTCGTCTGTCCACTTTCTTTTGTGCATAGAACTACCACCAAATACAGATAGCATACCACGTGTAGTTTTACGAAGCATGGTTGAACCTTTCTATGATAATCTTTCTATATCTTAGTAATTTTGTAACCATGTTTCTAGTATTAGTATTAATGGTTTCTCTAAACTCTTTATGTTTACCTCTAATTGCATCATCTAAATCTGATAAAGTCAAAGCCATGACACGTTTTTTAACAACACCTTTTCTATCGCTTCTAGCTACACCGCTAGTTGTATAACGTGTTGGAATATCACAAGACTTTAAAGCGTTTCTAATCACTGCCCTATCTTCATGTGGAAAAAAATCATTCATAGCAAATTGTACATTTGCGAATTTCTCTTTAGATAACGACAAAGTCTTAGGTATATTTTTACGTGCTTTCTCTTTCATTTGTTTCAAATCATCACGCTTCTTTTTACCATCATCTTCATACATTTTTCTATATATCTTCTCTCTACAATCTTCACAGTATTTATCAGTTGTGCCAGTACGTTCAAAACTAACTCCACATTTACATTTCATTTTCCATAGCCTTTTTAATAGTATTTTTAATTCTTATCAGGTTATTTAACCCACGTTTATTTTTAAAGTCTTTACCCCTACTGATATATCTCTCATAGGCTTTGACTACTGCATCACCAACACATTCAAGTTTTGTGTAACTAACTTTAACCCTATGTTTTGGATGAGGTTTAAGCTTTAGTTTGATACCAGCTTTCCTCATGTGCTTACGTAGGGACGTTCTATCTAAATGATTTAGATAATCTACAAGTGCAAACTCTTTACTTTCCATTTACTTCTCCAATGAACTTAATAATATATCTTGTGTCAACTCTTTCTTAGCTAATGCTGACATAAGTCTTTCTTCTATTTCTCCAACAGCAATGTGGAAACACCTAACGATGGAAGTTTGTCCTTGTCTATGTAACCTTGCATTGAATTGTTGGTAGAGTTCAAGTGACCATGTAAATCCGTACCATACGATGATTGACCCACCACCTTGTAAGTTGAGTCCATGTCCAGCTGAGGCTGGGTGAGCAAGTAATATGCGTATCTCTTTATTGTTCCACGCAACAACTGCTTTCCCCTCTTTGTCAAGAACCACTGCATCAGGAAACGCTTTCTTAAGTGTTGCAAGTTCGTGTTTGTAGTTGTAGGCGACGAGGATATTGTCGTTCGGGTTTTCATCTATAATCTCCTTTAATGTTTCAATCTTTAAATCATGTATGTGTCTAACGTTACCAGCTTCATCATAAATATTACCACTACAAAACTGTAACAATTTATTGCTTAAAGTAGCGGCTGTCATTGCAGTTATGTGGTCTTCAGATTTAAAAGCTAACACCATGTCTTTTTCAAATGTCTCATACTCTTTTAATAGTTTTCCCTCTAGCTTATTACCAAGTACAGATGGTAACATTTTAGGCAACTCTAAGTAATCATCTGCGTTCATAGATAAAACTATGTCTTGTATCTGACTATGAATAATCTCTTTAGCACCACCTCGGATAGTGTAAGTGTAACCCATGAAATCTTTATCAAAATATCTAGTCCTAAACATTGTAATAGTACGACCTAATCGCTTACCTTGGTCTAATAAATAGAACTGACTCCATAAGTCCATATAACCATTAGTTGCTGGTGTACCAGTTAGTTGCACCATTCTAGTTATATATGGTAATACTTTCTTCAAAGCTTTAAATCTTTGTGAAGAGTACGATTTAAAAGATGAAGACTCATCAATAACAACCATATCAAAACACCATTTGCTTTTATAGTATTCAACAAGCCATGCTGTATTTTCTCTATTGATAACATACACATCAGCTGTTCTTTGTAGTGCGGTAACTCTATCTTTCAAACTACCAGTAACAATAGAGAATTTTAATTTTTTAGTGTGTTCCCATTTCTGAGCCTCTTGTTTCCATACACTATTAGCAACTCTCAATGGTGCAATAATTAATACTTTACTAACTTCAAAGCTATCTAACTTCAAGTCCTCTATAGCTGTTAAAGTTGATATTGTTTTCCCTAGGTCAAAGTCCCATATCTAAAAAAAGAGCTGAGTTTGGTTTATCAATTATGTGCTTAACAGCTTTTAATTGATAACCATGTAACATATCTTTAGTTAGAATGGGACGACCTCCTTGTGTTGAATTTTTACTCATATTATTTACCTCCGTGGTTTTTATGAAAACCGTATTCAATCTCAGCTTTTTTTCTAGCTGAGATTGCATCATCTTTCTTAACGAAAGAACCTAACCATATGACTTTACCGTCAACTTTAATCTGAGAACCCCATTTACCTAACCTTTTAATATAATAAATACCAATAACCCCTGATTTATTTCTAATTGTAAGTTTCTGATTTCTACGATTATCTTGTCTCGTTACTAAACGCAAGTTGGTCAATCTATTATCGTCACGTATATGGTTGATATGGTCTATTTCCATATTGTCAGGTATATTACCATTAAACATTATCCATATTAACCTATGCACCATATATAACTTTCCATCTATTTGAACTTGATAGTATCCTGAATGATGTTTAGAACCAACCATTAAGCCTTTTAAAGCTCTTGGGTTACGAGTGTACTTATTATATAATTTACCCTTTTTATATTCAAACATTTTTTTCAATTTATCTACATCCATACAATATCCTTTTCTAATATTGTACTGTATCCATTTCTATTTGTCAAGAACTGATAACCATGTAAATTATTTTTGTTCATAACTAACTCCTAAATCTTTTAGTGCAGATACCGCTTCATTCACGTACCACTCATAATCTAAATCTTTTGGTATAGTATTGGTTAAGTCCATCATTGGTTTACAACCATCGGTCTTAGGTACTTTGTTACCATTAAGCTTATAGCTTATATAACCTTTACTTTCCAAAGAGTAATACCATCTAACCATCTTACCAAGATACTCACCATCATAAACTCCACCACCTTTAACTGTACGTGCTGAAACAAATTGGTTAATATCTGTACAGTCTGTAATTGTCTTGGATAGACTAGCACCATCAAGCAAATACTTTCTAACAGCTTCATAAATAATTGGAGTTGAACGACCTTTACTTAAAGTCGTGTCACCATAAACACCTTTGGCTTTAGTATAACCATCATATACAGCAACATAATTATTAACATCTCTAGCATGAAGTGCTTTATACTCACCGTGTTCCATTTCAAAACCAGTGTTTAACTCTAAGTCAAATATAATCGCTTCAGCTAAATCAACTTTGTCTTTAGGGCAATAATACTCTAGTCCGTCTGTGTTTGCACTTATAACTTGAATACCATTCTTTTCCATTTGTTCAATCAACATTAATAATGTAAGTTGTCCCGTGATAGTTGTGGCAAGTAATAAGTCAGGTGAATAAAGTTTAGAGTATTTGCTACCAAACTTCCCAAAAGAACCATTAACGATAATTTTATAACTATTGGCTATTAACTGATGTCTTTCTTTTTCTTTTTCAAGCTCAGTTATTCTTAGCTTTATATCTTCCGAACTCATCTCTTTCATTGTTCATATCCTTTTTCTTTTTAATACCACTTTCATATAAAGCAATAGCTTCTTTCAAGGTTTTTGTATTACCCAAATAAATACGTTTACCGTCAACTGTTTTTCTAACAAGGTATTTACCCCCTTGTATTATTATGCCTTTGTGACCAGTTGTGTTGTTAATTCTAGGTTTAGTTTGTTTTTCACCTTTTTGTTGAGCCTCATAGGCGTCTTCTAAGGTTTCAAAACACCCCAATATAAGCCTATCATTACGTGTTCTAACTTGATACGTTCCTGAGGTTGTCTTTCTAATACCGCTATAACCAGTCTTAGAAGTTTTATAAACCCTTCTATTCCTAGATTGCTCCTCTCTTGTAGCCCATCGACAATTTGAAGGTTCATAATTACCCTGATTATCTATCCTATCTATACTAGTCCCGTCGGGTCTATCTCCCATGTCCTCAATAAACAATGTGAAAGAATTTCGCCATCGTTTACACATTGTGACACCTCTACCACCGTAATTGGCGTAGGCGTAAGATTTAGGGTTTAAGCATCTATCCTTAATCCCAGCCCATGTACTATACAAATAATGTTCGCGTTTGTTTTTCATGATATATCCTTTTACCAATCATGCCGTATTGCTATTTAAATGTGACTTAAGCTCTTTAATTTCTTTTTTAATTTCACCTATTCTCATTTTGGACTTAACCCTATCTTCAACGATGTTTCTATAAACATTTAAAAACTTTTCACCTAAATGTTTAGGATATAAACCAAGATTTAAAATTATAAATGGATAATATGAAGTGAAGTCAGCATTACGCATAACATACGTATCATTAGAAACAACACTCAAACTCTTTTCTTGTGAGTGTAAACCACCTATACCCATTTTGTATGTAGTATCACCAATGACAATTTTCCTATCAGCCAACTCTTTAGGCATTTTAACAGCACCGTTTGCAGCAAGTGTAAATCTTATGTCTTCAACCACTTGTAATAGATTGTTTAAATCATAAGTTTCAAACTTTATAAACTCAGGTGCAACGTACTTAGCTCTGTAATTATTAGATAGTGTAGGTTTAACAGCCTTAATCTTTTGTTTATCCAACTCAGACGTGATAACAGTCTCAGCTATTTGTGCATCTGATTTACTTCTAAGGTCAAGCCCATATTGTTCACCCATATTAATACGCAAATCTATCCTATCTTTTATTGCATTGTATAAATCAATAGTTACATCCAAATCATTCTCACAATAACCTATCAGGTCTTGTTTTTCATCAACACTTATAGGTTTATGTGGGTCAAGATAAAACTCTTGAAGTTTTTTAGAACCAACTCTTGTACCATAATTCTTTAGTGAAATCATAACAGCTGGTGAGGGTTCACAAATATCAAAATGGTCAAATGGTTTTGGTGTAAGGTTGTATTCCCTATACGTCATCCAATCAGGCATATTCTTTTCAATAATAACCTTAGACATCTTATGTATCTCAGAGCAAGTTCGTCCTTGTAATACATAATTGATAATCGGCATATCGTACTTTGTTGAATTAAAACCAAATGATGTATATTTTAAAAGCAGTGTTGTAAGTTTCCTACGTTGTTCAATAGTAAGTGAAGAGTGTTCACCGTACATATCCATAGTTAAAAGCTTACCACTTTCTAAACCTTTAACAGCGATTAGGAAATAGTTGGGTAAAACCTCTATGTCTAAACAAATTAGTTTTTTCATAAGTTTCCTTTTTTAAAGTGTGGAGCGACACTTATTCTTAATTTTTAAATAACTCCAAAAAAGGGCTATGAGAAAACTCACAGCCCTTCTAGCAATTATCGTTTAAAGATATTATAAATCGTCATCGTCTTCAATGTCAGCAAAGTCATCAACACTAGCAGATTTACCACCATCACCAAAAGGTTCACCGTCTTTAACAAACTGAACACCTAACAAGTTAGCGTTAATTCTTTTACCATATTGGTTATTTTGACCCCATGGTTCAATGATTGCGTTAACATAACATCCAGCATAAACAATTTCATCTTCTTCAACCAACGGACTTCTATCTCTATTGATTACAGTAGGTCTTTTGTTGTTAGATGCTTTAACAGCCCACATACCCTCATAACCATCATACTCAATATCATCACCATCTTTGATAAAAATTTTATCAGCACCAACTTTTAACTTGTTAGAAGTTTTACAAGCTTCTATAGCACTCATAATTGCGTCATAAGTTTTAGTATCAGTTTTTGGGAATAACAATGTAGCCTCATACTTACCTTCTTTACCATCGAAAGACGATTTTGAGAATAGACTTGGGAACGAAAGTCTTGCGTTTTTAATCATAATATTTGCCATTTTAAATCCTTTTAATTATAGCCTTGTAGTCTGTTTGTGTAACCAATGTCAGGGACAAAATATTTCTTCTAGTAAAATAATACCTTAAGTAAGCTTAAGGTATTATTAAATCTCTTTAAAACAATCAGTAACAGAACTAATCGCTTGTCTCTTATCGCTACTTGGAGCAATAACTGGTTTACCTTCAGGCTTAACCAACATAGACTCTAACTTTTTATCATTAGGTCGCATCTTTAAAATCTTAGTCATAGGGATTAACTTCTTAACCCATAAGTCATCAGCTTTTATTTTCCTATTAAGATATTTAGCTACCTCTTCTTCATCAGCCCATTTTCTATTAGTCTTAGACTCAACAAGCTTGTAACCTTCTATCTCAACACCATCTTGCATACGCTCTAAAGCCACTTGTTTAACAGCTTTGATAAAACCTTCAATCAAGTCAGCGTTATCTAAAATCTTTTTCATATGTGCAGTATCTATCAAGTCAGCTTTACCGTCAATATCTTCAAGGTCGTCAAACGAACCTTTAACAATATTATCAACATGAGTTTTAAGTGTTTCACAATTACTTTGATGAGGACACCATTTACACGCTTTTTTATCAGGATTAAAAGTTACGTCATCGTTTAAAATTCTAGTGGCTTGTGCAACAACAAACTCTTCAAACTCTAATAACTCGTCAACCGTTATATCCCATGTATCTATATGTCCAGCCCGTGACTGCATAATGTGTAAAGTCACAGTCTCAATGTCGTACAAGTCTTCTAACTCATGTATAGCACCAAGTGCATATAACATAAGTTGTGAGTTTTCTTTAGCATCTACAATACCATGTCCAGTTTTTAAATCAACTATGTCCAAGTGTGTATCATTTAAAACACTGAAGTCACCAGTACCAAAAGTATCAGGTGCAATAAAAGATAAATCAAATTTCTCTTCTATTAAAACAACCGAACCTTTAGTCATAAGGCTTCTACAGTAGTCAGCGTACTCTTCAGCACAATTTAACATTTCTTTATCGACTTTGACACCTTCAACTATGTCAGGTATGTCTTTGTTCTTCAACATTAACTCACCTATCCCATGAACGGCAGTACCCCATTCGGCGGCACTGTTAGTAGAGTTACCATAAGGTTCTGAAGCCTTAACTGAAGCCGTACACTTCAGCCATCTAGATGAACTAGATGGGCTTAGTCTAGCGTGTTGCATTACGCACCTAAATTTTCAAGTTTAATATATAAGTCTTCAAAGTCTGAAGGCTTAACCTCAGCTAATTTATTAGCGTACTCACCAATAACCTCTTTAACTTTAATTCTGTCCGTTCTTTGCACTGCATTTTGAGCAGATGATTTAACCATCTCTAAAGTAACTTTTCCAGCTTTTTCAGTTTTAGGTTTTTCTTCTACGGGAGCTTCTACGGCTTTTTCTTCTTTAGCCTTACTAGGTGTCACCTTTTTCTTTTTAGGAGCCTCTACGGCTTTCTCCGTTACGCTATCAGCACTTCCTAAAAAAGTTCCTAGGTAAGTTATAACTTCTGCAACATTTGACTTATTTTGTGTGTCAATTTCAATACTAATTTTCATTTTAAATCCTTTTATTTTTGTGTTTCTAATTATACCTTTAGGTTTCTTAAGTTTACCTAAAGGTCGTCAATATCTAAATCATCAAATTCATCAATGACACTATTAACTTTTTCATTGACTCTATAAAGCAACTCACCTTTAACTTTTACCCGTTTGTCTTCAATTAATCTATCAGCGATTAACTCAACATATTTACCAGTATCTACACCTGAGTAGTCTTGTAGCAAAGAGTTGATTAAATCTCTAACATCTGTTTTACGTTTAACGTACCAGTTACCATCTTTTTCTACACCAAGTCCACTTCGTATTGCCTCACGTGTAGTATAGAAAACGTCTTCGATTATCCCGTCTAAGTCTTCAGAAGTTTCCAGGTTATATTTTTCTTGCAACTCGTAAAGGTCGTTAGCCGTAAACTCACCATCGTAAAGATAATGTTTAAACTGTCTAACCGTATGTGATTTAAGTACGTTTGAATAATACTCTTTGTCACGTTTAAATATTGGACTTTTCGTAAGTCTATATTTAGACTCAAACTCTTTGAGTTCCATAAACATTGTTCTTTCAGCAACTTCATCACTTGCTTTTAAAATAGCAGTCCTATGTGTTGAAGTCATAATCAAAAAATGTAAAGGTATTGAACGTGTACCACCACCCATACCAAACTCTTTAACTTGTATCCTATTTTCTAATTCTTTTAGTGCTTTTGGAATAGCTGTATCAACTTCATTGATTAGCATTAGTCCCGTCTCTTTGATAGGGTTTAAAACCTCACCACCGATACCATCATTTTGCATTGCACCAAGAAGTAGTGACATACCTATTTCATTAAAGCCCATGTGCTTCATAGCTTGTGTCTTACCAAAACTTGTAGGAGTAACTAACATTAGTTGGTTTTTCTTACCCTCTTTAAATCTAATTGTAAGTGCAACAAGTTTAATAATATCTTCAAACGTACCTTGCCAAATGTTATTAAAGAAATCGTTTATAATCTCTTCATCATATTCGTGAGTGATTTTCATTTTAACCGTAGGGTTACTTTTGATATGTAAAAATGGATACTCATGCTCCATACCTGAGTCTAAGGTTTCAAAACTTATGTCACTTTCAATTAAATAATCTGACTCAACTTTAACACCACTGATAGGTGACGCTTTGTTTATATATGCAGTTGCTACTTGTGGTGGTATTTCTGAAGCCGAACAGTGTCTTATAATTGAAGACTCAGCTAAATTGACACTAACCTTTTTACCAACTCTAAGCACAAAAGATTTACCATCAAGGAAAACTTCCATGTTAGCACCACCACCCTTTTCTTCAAGTTGCTCAACAGTAGGTACGTGTTGAATGTCCTTGATTAATGTTCTAGCTTGTAAAACTTTCACAGTAGGGTCTTCTTTTTTAAGTTCTTTAAAACGCTCATTTAATTTGTGAGATAAATCTTCCCGTACATCTTGGTCAAGTTTACCCCTTGTGTTCAAGTGCGGAGTGTCCGAAATCTTTTTAATTATCTTTTTAATTTTCTTAACATCAGCAGTCTTAATCTCATGCTCAAAGTTATTCAACTCAAACTCATGTGATATTGAACGCAGTCTTGTGTAAGTTGTTGAGGTAGGTTTAAAGTTTCCGTTACGCCATTTCTTTTCAGTGAATGAAGGGTCATCTTTTTCAAGAGACTTAGCACTGAAATCTAAAAATAGTTTTAGCCCATCATCACCACCCTCATATCTGTCGTATAAACACATACCAATTGCCAACCATGTATCATAGTCAACATCAGGTGGTACATTTTCCAACAGAGCGACAACCTCTTCGTCCGACATTTCACCAGCTTTAACCGCAACACTCAAACCCATATCATCTTCGTACTCAGTATTAGAACCTTCTGCACGAACTCTCATTTTAAATACCTCAGCCATTTTAGGTGTGTATTCATTAACTATAAATTCATCGTCAAACGTTCCCCATGTGTAACTTGCTAATTCGTTTTGCTTATTATAAACAGTAGTACCAACGATAGGTAAAACAGATTGATAACCAGCATAAATATCTAAACTCTCATAAATTTTAGATACGTTCCCAATAACCATATCTTCATTTGGATTGTTAAAAGCGTAATGCTCTCCACCGCTTGGTGTTATTGCAAACGGCTCAGGAATATAATCTAAATCTAAATCTTTAAGTAATTTTTTGAAAGACTTACCTTCATCATTGTATGCGTCATTATCAACGATGATTAAGTTAGGTGGAATAATACCAACATAACCAGTGGCACTATCTTCCCACTCCTCATTTTCACGTTCTATATATGCACCTTCTCTGTAAGCGTGTTTTTTATGTTTAGCTGACTTGTGCAATACAAAACCCAATTGTCTATATTTGTTATAGGCATCTTTTAAAATATCATTCGACATTCATGTTACTCCTTAATTAAACTTCAGTAATTGTATCAGATTTACCCTTTAAATAAAGCAAATCGCCTTGAACCGCAAATGAACCGCCTCTGAACCGCCTCTAGCTACCACGGTTAACGTGTTTCTTGAAAAAGGTTCAAAGGTTCACCCACTCACCCACCTTTATAATATATTATTTTTTTATTTATATTAATTTATTTTAATTAAAAAAATAAAAATTTGTATATAGGCTATACCCTCTGAACCTTTGAACCGTATATATAAATATAGGGATTTTGTACCATTTTATGGTGCTTTGAAGCGGTTCAAAGGGCGGTATCAAAGCGGTATCAAACGGTATCAAATAAGCCCTTTTTGGGCTATATTTCGTCCATTATCAGTGTTAATTCTGATAATAAAACTTTTATTTTTAATATTTTTTCCTCTAATTCTCCATTTTTTTCATCTAAAAAAAGATTTTCTTTTTCGAGGTCTGAAATCTTTTCTTCATATTCTGCATCATTAGCTGAAGATAATTCAGCTAATTCTCTCACATCCAATTCTAATTCTTTACCACTTGTCAAGGTTATTTTATAAACCTCTGCTCCTAAATATTCACTTATCATTTTACTTCTCCCTTTGTTCATCTCTGTAAGTTTCGTAAGTAATGTCTTCATATAAACCTCTCAACGCTTCGTATTCCTCTTCTAAATATTCTTGCACTGAAGGTAACATATCCACCAACGAAACATCAGGACAACTATCTAGCCATTCTGTATATGCCTCTTCTATTGCATAACCTATTTCGTTATACCATTCTGATTGTGTCATTAATTTCATTTAACTCCCCTTTTCTTTTGTTGCTTTTTCAAAACTCCAACCCAGATGAAGCCTTGTGTTTACTCTTGAATAATTAAACTTAAGCTCTCTTGCCCAATCTGCTAAAGTTTGAGTCTTCCCGTTATGAGTTATATATTTACTTCTAGATGTGCAATTAGTATTCTCCTTATGAGTCACCCATTTGCAAGTTTCTGGACTATATATCTTTAATCCGTCTGATAATATGTCTTTATCTAGATGTAGTCCTTTTTCGTACCCATTGTCTTTTGCCCAAGATATGAAAGAATAAATGTCTTCCTTCCATTCTTTGCAGACAGTCACCCCCTTTGCACCATATAATCTGTATCTTTTATCTGTTTCAAGATAGCATCTGTCAATCATATTCCTCCATGTCTGTTTTAAAGCTCTATCCTCTTTTGTTTTCCACTTCCTAGATTTTAATCCTCTTTCTTTCCATGAGCATTTATTGCAATTGCTTTTTTTAAAGTCAGACCTAACTGTATATTCACTCTTGCAAGTTTCGCATTCCATAATATAGAATCTTCTCTTGCTCCCATTTTCGGTAATCATCATGCCTAAGTCTTTTAATATTTTCACTTTATTTTCCTTTGTTTTAGCTATCTTAATTATAACCTATTTAGGCTAAATTCTTCATACGTTTGTAATCTCATTATAAATCTCCTATAATACTATAAGCATAAATAACTATGCTACCCATACATAGTGTAAATAAACTTACACCTACTCCTATTGCTATTAATAGTTCTTGCACTTTAGTCATTTTATACCCTTATTTCTAATTTATTAGACTCTCTTTTAAGTCTAATTATCTTATCTGCTAACATCATATTATCACTCTCTAACCTCTTGTTTCTAGCTATTAATTCAGCTATTAAATTATCTCTTTCATTTATAGCTTTTGTACAATTATCTCCAAATGAAGCTACCATTCTCTGCATATGTTTAGCTTCTAATTCTAGTTCTCTAAGTTTTCTAGTTGTCATATCAATATCTCCCTTCTAATTCTTGAAACGCCATACATATTATCTCACGTTCAACACTATTAAACTCGTCTTGTCCACTACTAATCTTTCTAAACCTAGTAGTATTAATCTCTAAAAGCTTTTTAATACCTAACTGATTTAAACCGTACCTTTTATTTAAAAGTTTCAACAACTGCTTTGTATTATAATGTCCTTCTAACCTACCATCAATTTTTTTAATCATTTTGTTCTCCATTGTATATCTCCCGAAAAATCAAACATATCTGTCAAATTTAAATCATCAGGTAACCCTAACGTTTCGCCTTCTTCATCTACATCACCAACAATTACCACATTGCCAAAAATAGGATTTGGATAATCTGCAATAAGTCTACCATAATTACCACTTTTCAACATACCTTCATCATCAACAAAAACACTAAGTCTATGTCCCTTATATGTTACGTAAATAACATCAAATAAACTAGCCTCTAAATGCTCATAATAGTCTTTATAATTCTCAATCTCAACAAGACTATAACTTTGTCCACACGTAGGATAAACCTTATTTACAACCGCTCTAATCATTTTCTTTTACCTCATTTATTTTTATTGTCAATACGTGGTTATTTACTACCACAGCCTCAGCGTCAAAATCATCTAAAAAATATCTCTTTGTAAATGTACATATTTTAACAGCATAAAAGAAATACTCTTCAGCCCTATCTAACATCTCTTGTGAGTACGGGGCTTCCATCCCCATACATCGTTCCAGCAAACGTTCCTTTGCGTGTAAAGTCATTAGTGGTCTATCCATTGAATGTTCCAGTTTTTAAAATTTCAAACATAGCCCTTCTTAATTGCACATTGTCCGTACAAATCACAAAATCACAAGCCTTGTCACCATTGAGTTTTTTAAACTCTTCTAATAATCCTATAGCGTTACCGTGTAAGTAGGCTTTATTTGGATATGTAGGTATACAGTGAGAAAATATCATAGCTTCCCAACTCTTCATCCCACTTTGTCGCACGATATACCAAGCATCACGTACTTTTATAAGGTACGTAGCACCGCTTCTTAATTTAACCATTACTTTTTACCCCCTTTAAATAGTTTTCTTTCTAATGCATCAACTTGTTTAGTATCTAACAATCTAACCGCACCTTCCATATTTAAACTTTTTCCATAACCACTGCTTAAAGTATTTCCGCCAAATACTTCCATCATTTTCATACATCCCCTTCTTAAGTACGTAGGAGACATTAAAGCACTACATTTTTTATAATTTATAGGTTCGTCATAATCTTTAATGTTAACCATTGCAAATAAAGTCTCACCAGTTTTTCTAAAGTTTTTAGCCGTTGCTACTTGTATTATTTTAACTTCAACCCCATGGTCTTCAAGTATTTTAACCATTGCTAAAACACGTCCAGCATTTTCAACCACAATATCTAAATCGCTTCCGTCAGGGAATGAACCATTTACAACTATTTCTACTTGCACTTGTTCCTCTTCTTTTATTTCAGGTTCTAACCACGTTTCAGGTACACCCGTCATAACCAAACCGACATCGAAAAATTGTCCCGTCACATCAAACTTATAATTGTCAATAACTTCGACATACTTTTTACCCAACTCAGCGATTTGCTTTGTAGTTTCAAGTTTGATTTTTTTCATAACCGCTTCATCACCATTTTCAAGTAACTCTAAATATTTGTCATAGGTTTTTACACCACTCCAATCACCAGTTGACATTGAATGGTTATATCGTCCTTTAAAGTCCTTATTTTCAACCATGAACTTTTTATAAGTATTCAACGTTCCAAAATCGTATATCAAATCTTTTTTAGTTGCGTCATTTTCCAACGCTTTTGGTACATATTTTAATTCCATTATTTACCCCTTACCACTCAAAATCATCATCACCAGCTTCACCGCGTGAGTCATCTTCTTTTGCTTGTTCGAACGTTTGCACGTCATCCATAGCCATTTCATCTAGCTCAACCTCTTCAACCTTTTCAGCCTCAACTTTTGGTTTTGGTTTTTCTTGTCCAGCACCTTTAACTGCTTGGATTTTCATATTTTCAGTCACTGCTTTTAGTAAAACATCTTTTTCATCTTCGCCCATAGCTTTAATGATAGTCATTTGAATAACTTTATCAATACCGATACCCGCACGTAACAATTTTGCACCATCATAACTGCTTCTTGGAGTAATTGTCACACCTTCCAATTGTTTATTTGCTACCTCACGACATTTTCTAACTAGCGTTAACCATCCTTTGTTATTTGTCAACTTTTCTTCTAAGTCTTCATCAAGTTCCCACTCAATAACACAAAATCTATCTATAGTTGCACTGTCTAATTTATTTCTAGCACTAAATCCATTTTTAGCACCCCTTAAGTTTGTGTTCGCCGTCCCAATAAATCTAAAGTTATCATGAGCGTGTATAACTTTATTGTCAGGCGTTTCAATAAAACCATTTGATATTGCACTATTTAAAAGCACCAGTACATTTGCCGAACACGCATCCATTTCATCCGCTAAAAATACTTTTCCAGTTTGAAAAGCGTCCACAAAACTAGATTTTCTATAGATACCGTTTGCATCCACAAAACCTAATAAGTCCGTTTTTGTTGTTTGGTTACTAAAAGATATGCTACCCATTTCTAGTTGAAACGCTTTTGCACATTGTTCCACCGCAGTAGATTTGCTTAATCCCGCACCACCAGTTAAAAGTACATTTAAACCTTTAATTTGTGTAATTTGTAGCAAATCTTCAAATTGCTTATGTACTAATGGTAATTTTTCCCTACGTTCCGCACCTTCTAATTTTACGGTAATAACCTTTTCAGCATTTTCCGCCACCTCATTTAAAAGGGTTTTAATTTGCCCTTCAATATCTAACTTTTTCATTTCGTCCGTAACTGCCCCACTAATTATAGGTAATAATGCTTTTCCTAGTAAATCATTTTCCATTTTATAATCCTTTTTTCACTATTATTAATATTAAAATCCCAGTAATTAAACTTACAAGATTTAATCCAAGTCCCATTTCTGAAGAGATATATTTTTCACCCATTATTAAATTGATTATTAAGTCCATTAACATTCCCTTCTTCTAGTTATTTTTATTTCATAATCCATATTTTCACCATATGCTTTTAATAATTTGTTAAATTGTCCCATATCGTACCATGAACAATCCACCACTTTGAACAATCTCGTCTTTAAATTTGTAATTATTGCTATTACCATTTTTTATCCTTTTTATTTAATTTAGTAAACATAAAATAAAATTTATGCTTATACAATTAAATAAAAATTTTTCAAGTAACTTTTAAATTTCACGTTTTAAAAGTTATGCTATGAAAATTTTTATTTTATTTAATGTTTTACCGCCCTTAATCTTGCGAACGTTGCTACCTTATTACGGTTAAAGTAATCAAACCTATTTTTAACGTGACTTTTACACGTAACATTATTATGATTTTCAAATATTTGCTTTTATGCCGTCCACTGAAGGCAAGTAAATATTTTGTTAAATCTTATTTTGCTTTTATGCCGTCCACTGAAAGCAACAAAATAAGACTTAATCAAATATTTAATCTAAGGGCGTAACCCTTAGATTTTAGACGCTTTTGTCCCATTGAAAACTTTTGTATTTTTAATAACTTTTGCACTATTTATAAGCTCTTTAACCGCATCAATATAAAACTCTTCTTCTAAGTCCATCAATTCATTAACTGTCTCTTTTTTGAATTTTGCTAATTGTTCCATTTGTGAAATAGTTAATAATTCTTTTTTCATTTTGTAACCGTCCACTAAAATAGTTTTCGCAACTTTAACCGCTCTTTTTGTATAAGCGTCAACCGTTGCATCACCTAACATGCTTTTAATAAATGTAGATATAGCGTTTTTCTTAGTTGAGAATACTTCTTTATTTTCTTGACTAAATTCAATCGTTAAATCAATTGCACTTTTCACACTTGCATTTCTTACTTCTTTAGCTAATTTAATATTAGCACTCATTTTAACTAGTGTCCCGTTTGTTTCTTGGATATTTTTCATTTTGTTTTCCTTGTGTTAATTTGTAGTGAAACTTTATTCTTTTTCGGATTATTTGTCAAGGTACTTTTGGAATTATTGCATAAAATTTAATAAAATAAAACTCTACACGTTCGACAATATCGGGCGTACGCTAAATTTCAAAATTTGTTAAAATTTGGTATTTTTTATTAAACTTTTTTGGAACAAATCATTAAAAAATAAGCGTTTTTAGGTATTAATAATGATAAAAGTTATTTATATAATCGCAATTAATACTTTTTATTTAATGTTTTTAGTGTTTTTATTTAATGTTTTTATTTAATGTTTTTCAGTGGTGAAACTTGCTTTTATATTAATATATTAGTTTCAACCTTGAAACGACTCAACACTTGAACGCTTTAATGTTTCAACACTTGGAGGCTTAAACGTTTCAAGAATAAAAAAGTTTTGCTTTAATATATTTTATTTTATATATTTTATTTTATATCGTTTCAACGCCTCAACGCTTAAAGATTTGAACGCTTAAAGATTTGAACGCTTGAACGCCTTCAAGGCTTAAAAGGATTATTTTATCTTTATTAGTTAATATCGTGTGCACGTTTAAAGCGGTGATAAGTGCATTATAAAGGCTGGAAGGCTGGAAGGCTGGAAGGCTCAAAGGCTCAACACCTCAAAGGCTCAACGCCTCAACGCCTCAAACTATACTACTAAATAACGCTAAAAGTTATTATCTATTAACATTTTAGGCTTAGTTTTGTGGGCTTTGATGTGTTGAGTGTGGTTACATTTGCCTTCAACAGTCCTAAAAATTAATCTTTTTGGGCTGGAATATACAGAGCTATGGGGGAAATTGAAAAGCTGTTCGTGCGGGGAACCCCATATTCGTAATCGCCATGCAAAATATCAACCTTAAGGTAACAGTAGGTGAGTATGAAAGCTTTGATTAATGTTGCATTGGATATAGTGTTCTGCCCGTAAGCGAAACGGGACTTGTGTGTTCATCCTATGGGCGGTACTCCTACGCTCATAGGTACACTCTAATCTAAAGTGCATAACCATTCAAACATTTTACCACCTTCTTGCATTGATAACCCAGTCGTTCTTCGACCTTTGAGCGGCACATCATCACCTCTGTCTTTAATCATATCATCAGAGTGCATTATAATGTTCATTGTTTCAATGTCCGAAAGGAAGATGTCTAAAAACTTATTCTTACCAAGCATTAGTAAGTGCATATCAGCTGGATAGTATTTCTTAAACTCTGCACCCCTAAACTTTTTGTTGATACCGATAAACGTTTTCCACATTGCTACTATCATATGCGGAACTACATTATCCATTGAGTGTCCGAACTGCTGTGGATAGTCCTGATAGTATCTTATTATAAGGTAAACACGCTTCAACATATCGTTAGTATCCCAAGGACGACAATGTTTTTCAAAGATTTTGCAGTATTTCTTATTGTGTACTGGGTGTGTGAACATATAGTAGGTGTAGTCTCTCAACTCCTGAGAGAAACGGTATGGCGTAATGTACATCTGCCTCAACTGAGAAGTGTATGGTACGTTGTAATCGAAGTAATTATTTAATTTTTTCATAAGTTAGTATAGCATATTTTCAAAATTTATGATACAATTGGCACATTATGGAAAAATTAACTAAACATGAAGAAGAAATTTTATTTCCCGATGGTATTTCAGACGACTGGGTAGCTGCACTTAATATGCCAAATTGGAAACATGAGGTATATCATAAGGACGGTGAGGTTTATGGTATAATTTCCATGGGATATGATGACAATGATGTTTTAATGATAAACTCGGGTACAGTTAAAAATCAACCTTTTACTGTTGGTATGCGTAGAGTAATCCTTAAAGCAGCTTTGTCTAACGATAAGGTTGTTCTAAGTTCAATAATGAAGGATAGTGCGATTGCACGATTTGGAAAATATGACGAAAAGAACAAATGTTTTTATAAAGGACTGTAAATGGGTATAGAAACGGGAACAGCGTTGTTAATATCTGCTGCTATTGGTGCTGGTACAGCGGCATATTCAGCACAACAACAAAAGAAACAAGCTAGTAAGTCAAGAGCAGCGGCACAAAGACTTCAAGAAGAGGCTAAAAGGGATGATAAGCTGATTAGGGATGCGTCCGCTGCACCTGAAACAGCAACATATACGTTTGGTAGTAAGGATGAGGACACATCAATCGGTACGTTCGATGAGTTTATCTCACCAACTAATAAACGTAGCTCAGGACTGGGTATAACTAACACAACTGGTAGGACATCGTCAACTGGGTTAGGGTTCAACGTATGAACCTCTTAGAAATAATAGATAGATTAGAGAAAGACTATCCTGATAAAATATCAGCACTTAAAGATAAGTCGCCTGAAGAGATTAAAGTATATCTTGCTAAGTTAAGTATGATAGAATACATCAAAACTTTAGCAGAAGTACGTCCTAAAACCAAAATGAAGGATAGATAATGGCAGAAACAGTAGAACAGTTGCCTAGTGAGTTTTATTCACTTAAGCTTAGTGACCGTAAACCCTATGAGGATAGAGCGAAGCTTATAGCAAAGTTAACTCTACCATATGTAATAAGGTCAGACTCAGACTCAGGTACAACTGAGATGACTGACTCGACTAACCAGTCGTTCGGTGGTAGGCTGATTAATACACTTAAAGCAAAGATGGGTATGGCACTATTGCCACCAAGCACATCTAGTTTTAGGTATGTACCTAATCCTGAAGAACTACTTGCACTTACTGGTGACTCTCCTGAGAACATTGCTAAGGTGTACCAAGTGTTGTCATCAAACGTCTCAGTTGTTAATGCTGAGATTGAGCTACAACAGATACGTTCACAATTATTCGATATTATTACAGAACTGCTTGTTGTAGGTTCAGTAATAGTTGAGAAGAAAAAGACTGGTCGTAAAGGTATGATACTCCACAAGCTTCAAACGTTCGTTGTTGACTTAGACTCTCAGGGTTATCCATTAAAGATGGTGTTCGTTGAGAAGTTGAAACAGTTACCAAAAGATGTTACAGTTAAAGAGGAAAAGGATGAGTATGATTTATATACAATGGTCTATAAAGACACTGACCTTGACGTATGGGTAAGAGTACAAGAGATAGATGGTGAGTTGGTAGGTAACGAAGTTACGTACAAAAACTATCAGGATATGCCATACAACTATTTAGGTTGGACATGGATGACTGGGGATGCGTACCATAGACCATACACAGAAGACTATTATAAAGACTTAGAGCAGTTAGATAAGTTAGCACAACTATTAACAGATGGTTCAATCATTGCAGCGAAGTCTTTGATTTTTGTTAATGAGCGTGGTGGAAGAACACGTAAGGATGATGTAACAGACTCGGTTAACGGTGATGTTATAGATGGTGTGGCTGATGATGTAACTGCATTTACACTAGGTAAAAACTTTGACTTCCAAGTAGCAGCTGATAGAGAAGCTAAACTACAAAAGACATTGTCACAAGCGTTCTTAATGAACGACTCAGTAACAAGAGACGCAGAAAGAGTTACAGCAGAAGAGATTATGTTCATGGCTAAAGAGTTAGAGTCATCATCACTAGCTGGTATATACTCTAAGTTGTCATTACAATGGTCTAAATGGAACGTTAATCAGATTATGTTAGAACTTAAGATTAAGTTTGAGTCTATTGAAGTTGAGATTTTAACTGGGTTAGATGCACTTGGTCGTTCACAAGAAGCTCAAAAGCTTGACCGTCTGTTACAAAGAGCCGCAAGTATGGAGAAACTACATTGGTTCAAAGAGTCTGAAGTTCTTAATAGATACGCTTCATTTGAAAGTGTTAATACAGTTAACCTTATGAAGACACCTGATGAGGTTGAACAAGAAGCTGCACAACAAAGACAACAAGCACAACAAGATGCTGTTGCTAATGGTGCTGCAAGTGGTGCTGCAAGTGGTGCGGCTAATGTAGCAAGTCAAGCTGTTGCTGGACAAGCTCAATAAAGATTAAGTTTAGAGTAGGTATGATACTACTCTAAACTTCAAACTAAAAGGAAAAACTATGGCTAAAGAAACTGTTGAAGCACCTAAAGTGATTGGTGCGAAAGAGTATGGTAAGGGTGAGTCTCAGGCTAAACAAAGTAAGTTAGTACAAGACGAAGGTGTGGTTGCGAAACCATTTAAAACTGTTAAAGAAAAAATTGCAAAATAATGAACGAAGGAACACACATGGGAAGAAAAACTGTAGCTGATTTAGAGCTAGAAAACAAAGCGTTAAAAGAAAAGTTAGAGGCTGCTGCAACTACAACTGTACCAACAGAATTAGTTGAAGAAAACAATAAGTTAAAAGAACAACTTGCTCAAACTCAGGAACAAAAAGAGGCTTCAGAAGCTAGACTTATGTCAGAGATTGAAGCTATGGGTGAGAAAGAAGTAAGTATTGTTAATGGTCAAGTTGTTGGTACTAACATTAAAGTGTTAACTCCTGATGAGTATAGAGAGTATTCTAAATCTAAGGGTATGGTTATGGGTAGATTACCTAATCAAAAAACTGTTTGTAGTATTGAAGAACTAAGAGCATTAATCAACTCTAAATGGACACCATCAATGGTTATGGAGAAACACGGTATCACTGAAGGTGAGTTGCAACAACTTGTTTGGCAGTTATCTAAAAGAGAACTTAGAGCTAAACCTATTAAGTTAGATATTAAAAGAGATTTCTTCGGTAGAGAGGGGTAATAGTTATGGAAAATATGGACGCACAATATACACCACCAGCTGGGGCTTACGAAGGTGAGAAACCAGCGGTGGCTGAAACGCAAACGACAGTGGCGGGTACAACTCCGCAATCAGGACTACCATCTGATAATAAGCCATTAGATATATCAGGGTTTGAAATCAATGATGAGTTGAAGGCTAAATTTAAAGATGGTAAGTTAAACGGTAGGTTTTCAAATATTCAGGAAGTTCTTGATAAGTTGAAAGAGACTGAAGATAAATATGCGAATACTGTTAGAGAAGTTAAACAAACTGAACAACAAATGACTGAAGAACAACTTGCTGAGCAACAAAAAGCTGAACAGCAAACAGTTCAACAAGAAACTATCAATTCACTTTTACCTGAGTTTATGGCAAATGGTATGCAGTTAACACCTGAAATGGAGAAAGCAGCAACAGAAGTTGGTATTGATATTAGAGATTTAAAGCTTGGAGCATTAGAGTTCAAAGAAAAAGTAACAGCTGCACATAATGTTGTTGGTGGTACTGAAGAGTACAGTGCAATGTTAGAGTGGGGTAAAGCTAATATGAGCGAAGCTCAAATGAAAGCTTTTGATATGAACGTTACTAATCCTAACTTGGGTGAGTATGCGATTAAAGGTCTGTATGCAGACTATAAAGCAGCTATAGCTAATGGTGATACTAATAGAATTGAAGGAAGACCAGCAAACAATAGTATCAAACCTTATGCAGACAGAAAAGAACTTTATGCAGATAGAGATTACTTACAAAGTGCTAAAGGTAGAAGAGACACTGCGGCTCAAAAAATGTACAAAGCTAGGCTAAATGCAACGTCTGACTCTGTAATCTACGGAAGATAACTACATTTTTAAGGAGTTTTTTCAAAAAACTCCTTAAAACCTCTTGATTTATAAAAAATAATTTGATACAATGGTGTTACTGGTGCGTTGGGCGAAAGCCTGACTTATTATAACATCCACAAAAACTATCCTCTTCAGGTTAGCCATTTTGAGGTTTGTCACATACTAGGCTCACCCACAACCTAAAAAAACAAACATTAAAAGGAAAACAAAATGGCATATACTGGAAATACAACACCTAACATTGGGTCAGACTCAACTAACGACCTTACAAGGGACATAACACTTGACGTGTTACAAGCGTTCGAAAGAAAAGTTAGATTTATGGACTTAATCAGAGTAGATACAATACCTGAAGGTTCTGCTGCTGGTTCATTTATCATTGAAGGTAAAGAAGATACAACTAATGGTGCATTAACTGAATACCCAGCTGGTACACAAGTTAACGTTTCAAACGGTACACAAGATGAGATTATCATACCAATTGATAGACCTCAATATGAGTCAAGAAGAGTTGACAAATGGAAACAAGCTATTGCAAGATACGACACAATTGCAATGAATGTTAGACAACTTGGTGCGAGATTAGCTAACGCTATCGATAGAAAATGTTCTGCTGCAATTGAAGCTTCGTCTTTAGCTACTGGTTTAGTTGCTAATGGTGATGGTACAGTTGTTGTTAATGCTGGGATTACTAATGTAATTGCAGACCCTGAAGCTGTTGGTAAAGCGTTCGCTGCAGCAATTTACGCTGCTGTTGCTGCTATGAGAGAAAATGACGTTGAAGATGAAGCATTTGTTGCTTGTTCTCCTTCTTTATATTCTACATTACCACAAGCATTAGTTACGATTGACTCTGACTATACAAATGGTAATGGTGGTTATGACATCGGTGAGTGTAAAATGGTTGGTGGTGCGAGAGTATTTACTTCTAACAATTTACCAGCAACAGCTGGACTTAAAGCGTTAGTGTTTACTACTGAAGCAGCTGGTATGTCTAAGTTCTGGGATGTAACTGTTGACATTAACGAACAAGCTGATTACCTTAACGCTAAGTTAATTAATGCATATTTCTCTAATGGTGTAGCAGCTCTTAGACCACAATGTGCGGTTTCAATTAAAAACGTTTAGGTTTAATAGAAGACTCTTTTTAAGAGTCTTCGTTTAAATTTATAAGGACTAATCATGGAAGACCCACTAAACACTGAAACCTTATTGTTAGATGCTGTTAATATTTTATTAGAGTCTATTAATGAGCAACCGATAGAAGATGAAGAGGCTTATGACTTTATTGTTGAGGCTAGACAAGCTAGGAATAAAGTATTAGAAGTTAAGAGAGCTGTATTGTCTGAAGGTTGGGATTTTAATACTGATGCAGAATGGGTAATGTCAGTTAATTCAAATGGTGAGATACCACTTAGTAGTAACATTTTAGATATTGCATCTACTGATGGTGATGTTATCGCAAGAGGCAACAGACTATATTCTAAATCAAATCAATCATTTGTATTCGATGAAGAAGTAACGTGTAAAGTTATTTGGGATTTAGATTTTAATACTTTAACACACCCTATAAGACATTACATAACTGTAAGAGCTTGTAGAGTATTCCAAGGTAGAACTATACAAGATATTAACGCATTGAAAATTAATGAGTATGATGAAGAGGATGCAAGATTAGCTGCTAGAAGAAGTGAAACTAGGACTAAAAAACCTAATATGTTAACGTCTCAATATGGTCTAACAAATAGAATAAGGTCTTAATATGCTTATAACTGAAAAGAAAGGTTCACTTGCTGGTGGTGTAAACCAACAAGCACCTGAGCATCGGTTATCATCACAAGTAGAAGAGATGATAAACTGCTTACCAACACTTGATAGAGGATTGCTTAAACGTAATCCAACTGTTAGTTTACCAATAACTTATTTAGATGGTTCAGATGCACAACTTAGTTTTGATAATGAGATGTGGTCTTATGAGTATGACAAAGGTTCTAACGATGGTACGCTATCAGAATACTCTATGTCAATAACTCCTACTGATGGACTACAAATACTAAACGTTAATAGTGGTGTTTTGTATAATAGTATCTCAGGTATTAATTATAACGGTACATCTGAAGATTATCTAATGTCAACTTTTGCTGGTAGAAATGGCTACTCTGCTACAACAATTAAAGATACTATTTTCATTACTAACAAAACAGTTAATCCTCAAATGACTGACTCTGTAGAGTCTCATCCATATAAACAAAGAGGTTACATTTGGGTTAAACGGATAGACCCTATTGATGGGTATAACTATGGTTGTAGTATTTACTTAACACTTGATGGTGTTTCTCAACCAGTTATTGATGTTGCTCTTGGTGCAGCTAAAACAACATCACAAGCAGCGGCATCAGACTTAGCTTCAAGAATAACATCAGCATCTGCTAACTTAACAGCTACATCTAATGGTTCTATAGTTGAGATTATAGCCAATGGTTCGTATCAGATAGAGTCTGTTAATGCAAGTGACTCGTACGGTAACTCTGCATCGTTTGGATGGGGACATAACGTTGAGGTTATAAGTGACTTACCTAAGAACATGGCAACATATCAACCACTTGTTAAGATTGGTCAAAACGATAGAGACTCTTACTGGATGCTTTATACATCAGGAGCATGGAAAGAGCATTACGAGGTTGGTATTAATGTTGAGGTGGATGCTACAACAATGCCTCATATTATAAGTTTAAAATTAAATGAAGTTAGTGGGTATATTGAGTTCTATGTTGATACGTTTAGTTGGGATAATAGAAAAATAGGCAATGAAGAAACAAATAAAGTACCAAGGTTTTTAGACCCAACATTTGTTTCACCAATAAAAGACATATACTTTTTTAGAAATAGAATGGGATTAATAACATCCTCATCAATAACCATGTCAGAAGTTGGTGAGTATGGTAATTTCTTTAGAACATCCGTAGCAACACTATTAGATAGTGATAGAATTGATACTGCTGTTGAGAGTAGATTAGCTATTAATATGGAATACTCATTAGTATTTGATGACTCTGTTGTAATCTTTTCAGATAAGTCACAGTTTAGATTTGAAGGTGGTGATGTATTAAGTCCAAGTAGTTATAAGGTTACTGAGATAACTTATTATGAGGTTGACTTAACAATACGACCAGTGTCAGTTAATGATAAATTATTCTTTGTATCTAAACGTGGTAGCTATTCGGCTGTAAATGAGATGTACATATCTAATAGTTCTACTAAAAGTTCTGAGGCAATAGATATAACTGCACATTGTCAAGCTTATATTGATGGTGAGTTAGACAGATTAACCACATCACCAGTTAACAATATGTTGTTTATTAGTTCAAGAACGAATAGAGATACAGCATTTGTATATAAGTATTATGATGCTGGTAACACTAGACAACAATCCGCATGGTTCAAATGGACTTTCAATGGTAGTTTGTTTGCAACATTTGCACTTGGTAAAAAGTTTCATATTATGATTGATAGGATTGGTGGTGTTGTTGGTGGTGATTGGATTATGGGTACTGGTGAATGGAGAATGGACGAAGTATGGAAAATGGCTTCCCCTTGGATAATGTCACCTGACTCAATAGAAAGTTTACCTCAGTTTGAGTCTCTTAATATTTTTCCTCAACCACATACCGAAACATTCTTAGATGATGGTACAACAGTCATACCAGCATTTGTAAACTTTGGTGAATGGGTTGCTGGTACTGATGGTAACAAAGAGATTAGAGGTTCATTAAAGTGGAAGACTATTCAGTTCTCAGCTGAGGCTGGTTCAGAGTATGGACTGTGGGTTCAAGATACTAATAGAAATACTATTAGAGAAGTCGCATTTAAATATATTGATGGTAGAAAACCAATGATATATGGTGATGCAAAATGGATAAAAACTGGTATAATAGCTGAAGAAGAAAAAGGATTTAGAATAAACACTGTTTCTTTTGAAGGTAATTTAAACCGTAGAGCTAAAGCAAGATAAGGAATAAACATGGCAGTTCAAAGTAATGAATATGTAGTAAGTGCTTCTAGGACTTACTTGGCAACCAAACCAATACCAGCTAAAGACCATATGGCTGTGTGGGTTAAGATTTTTGATGATGGCATAACACCTGAAGTTGACCAATGGATACAACTTCAACAAAGTGAGTTCAGTCTTATTAATAACTCAGCTGTTGTTAAAACAAGCGTAGTATTAACACAATATGAAAAGATTGAAATTAGAGTAGCTGATACTCCTGATGAGTTGATTGACTCACCAAGCGATGTCGCTATTCTTGCTGGTATCGCACAAGATATAGCAGATGTTGCGTTCATAGCACAAGATGTTGTTGATATAAATACAGAACCTATGAAACAATCTATTTTAGATGCTGGTACTAATGCTGGTATAGCAGAAGACAGTGTGTTAGCAGCAGCTACATCGGAAACCAATGCTGCCGCTAGTGCTTTAGCAGCAGCTACATCTGAAACTAATGCTTTATCATACAGTATAAGTGCTAGTGGTTCAGCATCAAGTGCTAGTGGATATGCTACATCAGCATCATTATCAGTTATAAGTGCTAGTGGTTCAGCAACATCAGCAGCAGCTAGTGCTAGTGCTGCAGCTATAAGTGCTGGTAGTATAGATGTTAATGCAATAGAAGCCTTAGCTAATAAGAAAGCAAGTATAAATATGTCTACTATACTAGACGGTTCATTTTCAATAGTAGGTACAGACTTAGTAGCATCAGGAGTGGCTGGTAGTATCAGTAACGGTATGAACTCAACTGGTAGTAACAATGAAGTATTTACTTTATCTGATGGTATTATAACTCCTACAAATGGATATGCTGATGGAGATAACTATTTAAAAACTAGTGCAAGTGGCACAGTAACTTCTACTTTGGTTAAACCAGTGTTTGGAGAAGTAAGTATAGATAATTGGGGAATAGTAGATGGTTTATTTAATGTAAATGCTATACATACTACATACACATCTATTACAGGAACTGTTAGTGCTATTTCAGAAGAAGCATCTCATCAATCTTGGAAAGCTTTTGATAATAATAATTTACTTGGTATAGAGTGGCAAAAACTTACAAACTATGCAAGTGGTGACTGGATTAAGTATGACTTTACTGAATTAAGAAAAGTTGAGAAAATCAGTCTTAGCTGGTACTATGCTGGTACAAAAACACTTGATATATACTATACATTAAATGGAATTGATTATGTTTTAGATAGTACATTTAGCCAAGTAACTACAAGCTTAACAGTATATGAGCATACAATTATGAATAATACGTTACCAATTTTAGGACTAAAGTATGTTTTTACTTCTTATGCTGGGAGTTCAGTAACAACATTAACAGAAAGTAAAATATATACAAAGTCAGAGCCTACTGCTGATTATTATTTAGATGGGTTATTGTATGACAAAGATGATGTAGCTTACAACCCACAACAAACATACTTATCAGAAAATGGTAAGTTAGTTAAAGTAACTGCAAGTGGTGGAGTACCAAGTACAATCACACTAGAAGATGATGCACCAAGTATTGTTGAAGATTGTATTCAAGTTGATAGTCTACAAGCAAAAGGTGCATCAGTTAATGAGGTGCAAGTTGTACAACCTGACTCGGTAAATTTTACGGGTGCTACTGATACACCCTTGAATGGTATTGTCGCAACAATAAAGCCTAAACGAGCTTCAAATAAAGTTAAGATTGTTTTTGCTCTAGGTACTGTTACAAATACATCATCAAGCTATGGTGTATATTTTAGTATCTATAGAAATGGTGTAAGACTTGAAAGTGCGATAGGTACTGGAAATGGGAATAGAGAGTGTACATTTGCTGTTAGGACATCAAGCAGTACAGACTATAATGCTACTAGTTTTACATTTACTGATAAGAATCCTGTTGATGGAGCTAATACGTATCAATTATATGGTAACGTGGAAGCAGGAATTGGTCAAATAAATGACTCATCAGCTGGACAGAAAGCAAAAAGTATAGCAACAATTACACTAACAGAGATAGGAGCATAAGATGACATTAGATATAGTTAAACAAGTTTATACAACTGTAACAAATATGACTAAAGGTAAAAGCTTTAAGTTTTTTACAGTTGAAGGAAAAGAGGTAGATGTAGATATATCAATCTTTCAAACAAAAGAAGATGGTACACTGTACACATACTACAACACAGATGGTACACCTAACTTAGCTAAAGAACAAGAGTTAATAGATGCTAAGGATTTAGAAGATGCAAAGAACATTGGAGAGGTATATACTCTAAATACAAAAGATTATCTTATCTCTTTTCAAAAAGATGATGCTGATGGTATGTTACAAGTTAAAGCTGGTTTTGAACTAGGACTTATATCAACAGTAATACATTTTATGAATGGTACTAAGATGCCTATAGCAGCAGAGGACTTTCCAGCCTTTGCTTTATGGTTCGTAGAAAAAAGAAATGCTTTCTTCGTTTAATGGTGTTGGTTGTATATAATGAGAACTGACGAAGAACTAAAAGTCTTATACGCTAAGTACGATAAAGACATGATAGAAAAGAGCAAAGGTATGAGGTTAGCATTAGCCTTAGACCAACTCTTTAATGTGTTGCTATACAATGGTAGCCAAGATGAAACTATAAGTTCACATATACATAGGCGACAATTAGCTGGAACATCAACAAAGTTTGATGATAAACTATGTTGTTTATTAAGTAAGCTTGAATATAATCATTGTTATAAATCAAGAGGAGAGTAGTGTGGAAAGCTGGATGATAACACTTGCTGGTCTTATAATATCTTTTATAGGTATGATAGTAATAGGCAAGTATAAAACAGAACAGAATGAGAAGACTATTGTTGAACACAAAAGAGAGTTTAATGATAGAATGAAAAAGATAGAAGAATGTTCCAAAGAGCATGATAAAGAAGATGTAAAAGTACATGGTGCTATCTTTGCTAAGATTGATAAGTTATCAGAAGAACAAGCTCAACATAAAGTAAGGTTACATAATGCTCCTAATATGGAACAAGTAAGAAACGAGTTCGTATCTAAAGAGATGTTTGCTCAAATGCAGAAACATATGGACGAGAAGATTGATAGCTTGGGAAAGTCTATAGAGAAGTCACTAGGTATGGTATTAAGTAATCAAATGGATATGGCAAGTAAACTAGAAAAGATGAAGGATAGATAATGTTAGGATTTTTAGGTAAGATATTTGGAGCTGATACTATCATTGAGAAGGGTATGGATTTAATAGACTCTATACACTACTCAGATAGCGAAGAAGCAGAAGATAAGAGAAAGGCCATAGAGAGTAAGGCTAGAGCTAAGATTGACCTTATGGGAGCTTATGCACCCTTTAAACTAGCACAGAGGTACTTAGCATTTGCATTTACATTTGTATTCATATTTATTATGATGAATGGTGTATTAGGAACACTATATGGTTGGATAGATATTCAAGCAGTAGAAGAAGCCAAAGCATTTGCTAATGATATGTGGTTAGGTGAGATTATGATTGCTATTGTATCGTTTTACTTTGGTGGTGGATTAGTAGATAGTATTAAGAAAGGAAAGTAATGGGTGATGTAACTAAGAATATATCTTCTTGGGAGATAGCTTGTAAATGTGGTTGTGGAGAGAACAGAATGTCTAGAGGTACTCTTAACATAGTACAAATGGTTAGAGATGCTTTTGATAAGCCAGTATCTATACATAGTGCTTGTAGATGTGACAAACATAACGAAGCTGTTGGTGGAGCAGAACACTCACAACATAAGCTAGGCAAAGAAGATAATAGATGTCATGCTATAGACTTTCATGTTGTAGATGAGAGCGTAGAAGATGTGCATGAGTTCTTAGATAGAGTATTTCCTAATAGTTTAGGACTTGGTATATATGATACGTTTGTACATATAGATGATAGATTGGCTCATGCAAGATGGGATAAAAGAACTAAGTAGCTTACTGCTTTTAGTTCTTTTTATGATATAATAAAC